AAAACCTTTTATACTTATAAACAAATAATAAACATTTTATTTTTAATTTATTTTATTAGCTTATTGCATATTTGCCAAAGTTTGGATTTTGAAGCTGGTAACCTACTGCATACCTAATCGCATCTATAAGGTGGTTAAATTTATCTACTGGCGTATTACTCTTACGCTCTAACCAGCGATAGTTATTTAGTTCCTTAATTAAGTTAGTGCTATCTGCACTTACAACTAAATCATAGTCTTGTAAAAGGCTTATTCCATAAGTCACACTTCCTTGCCCTTTAATGCTTGGCTTTATACTACACCCTTTTGCCTTTAGTTCGTTTAGTAATCTAGGCTCTGCACTATCTCCTACTATTAAGCCATTCTTAGCGTGTTTTAAGTTAAGTTCAGCTATTTGTGATGTAGTTAGTCTAGGTAAGTAAAAACATTCCTTTAAATAGATTGTCTTAGTGCTGGTGTTTATGTTTACCTCAACCAATGTGCTAGGGTCTGCTGCAAATCCGTAATCTTGACCAAACACACTAACACCATATCTTTTAAATTCTCCAATAGTCCAATTATCAAATATAACACCCTCTGCTTTATTTAACCAAGCACCAAGCATTTGTTGTTTATACTTTTCTGGTCTACGTTCACGCATTTGTGCTATTTGCTCTATGTAGCTTTTAGATAAGTTATCTATATTGTCTAAGTATGTGGTATGTATGTAGGTGGTGTTTTCTTTTGTAATATTGCTACCCTCTTGCACACCTCTATCCTCAAAGAAACGTCTGTATATAAAATGCTCTTTTGTAGTTGGGTTTAGTATTAGTATTACTTTGTTTTGTTTGCCTTGTTGCCTAACCGATAAGTCTATTGTATCAAACTTCTGTTCGTCTGTTAGTTCTTCTGCTTCATCTACTACCCAAGGTGTTATTCCTTGTAGTGATTTAAGGTTCGCAGTTTGGTCACCACTAGATGTTTTAATACCTCTGAATATTATTTTGCTACCAGTCTTTTTATTTAGTATCTCATCCTTTGTTATGTGAAAGTCTTGTATGTTGCCAAACAACTCCAGCTTGTTTATAAATTCTGGTATGATAGATATGTATGCAGATGTTAATGTGTAACGTGTAAATAGTATTGTATGACCTTGTTCGTATGTGAGCATAACAAGTAAGGCGTTTACTGAAAAAGACTTCCCAGAACCACGCCCACCACTTACAATAAAATACCTACTGTCTTGTTCAACAATAGGCATATATTTTTTCTTTACCTCAATCAACGAATTTAATTAAATCTTTAAAGTTAATGTTTAAGCCCTCGCTAGAGTTAATGTCTACACTTTCTTTAGGCTTACCATAACGATAGCTTAAATAGGTCTGTATGGCTCTCATATCGCCTTTAGCAACTAACTCGCCTAACTTACCTACTGCTTCGTCTTTGTCTATTATAGCATCTAAGCGTTCTATAAGTTTTTGTTCTTCTGCTTTTGGTTTTCTACCAGCACCTTTTCTAGCACCACCATTATTTTTTCTATTATCCATAATTGAAATAAATTGTTTAATCAATCTTATTAATATATCAATTGTTTTTTATTTTTTAAAATAATTAATGAAAATAATCCCAGCACCAAATTGGAGTTTTTTCTCCATTATAAGAATTAAATACATTAAAAGTAAAATATTCTATTGCATCTAATTCAGTCATTTCTTCTTGTAAAATTTTTAAACATTTTGAAACGGAATATATTAATTTCATTTGGTTATATTCAACTCCAATTATTGCATCATCAAAACCATCTGCTTTTAAAAATTCGTGTTCTTCATATTCTTCTAATATTTGTTTTATCATTTTTTAAAATAATTCTGTTTGTTGTACGTTTTGTTTTCTCATTATTCCTAATGCAGTTTCTAGTATTGTTTTACCAGCTTCATAGTCTACTAAGTTTCTTGCAATTTTGCCCTTGTCTTGTTTACCTTTGTAATTTTTTATTAAATAATTTATACAATGAAAGTCCATAAATTGTTCCGACATTTTTTTAGTTATATTTTTACAACAATTCATATATGGTGCTTTTCTTTCACTTAAATTATTTGGTAAATTAAAGTTAGTCCAGTATAAATGTCTATCTCTTTTTTTTGCTGGTATTAATAACTCGTAATAAGGTATTACATTCTCTACAACATATTTGCCATTAAAAAAATTATCCAAAAAAATAACTTCTTGATAGAGCTTCATATCTGGGTATTTTAATTTAAAGTTATCTCTATTTTTAAAAGTGTAATTCATTCTACTGTGTGTTGGACAAGGTGGACTACTCCATATAAAATCAAAATCTTTGTAATGGTCAAGTAAATATTGATGTGCATCTGCAACTATCACTTTATCGTTTGGAAAACGTTCTTGGTATAATTTAGCAAGTTCTTCATCCCATTCAACTGCTACAACTTCTATATCAATACCAGCTTCTGTTGCTACTTCGTTCCACTTGTATCTGTTCCCACCTAGACAAGCATATAAATTTAATATCTTCACGACAAGAAAGGGTTTTTAACTCTGTTGCGTAATATAGGTGCTGAACCTTGTACGTTTACCTTATGTTGTTTTCTGCTCTTTGTAAGCGTTATAAATGGCTTTACTCGTGTTTCTATTAGTTCTTTAAGTAAATCATCATCTAATGCTTTTAAATCGCCTAGAATACCCTCGTACTCATATCTAGTTATTTCTTCCTTTTCTACCTTTAGGTTTGTTATGTTTAGGTTATGCTGGTCTATTATCTCGTTACACTTTATTGCATCGTGATTGTATATTCTATTTATAGTTTTTAGATGATAGTGTACGTTATCGTGCTTTAGGTTTATGTGGCTTCCTATGTTATGTAGTTTGTATCTTAATTGTCTTGCTATGTAGCAATATACTTTTCTAGCATAAACCACTTCTCTTTCTCTTGTAGTTTCTAGAATGTCTACTTTGTACTTGTCGTTTATTATTCTTATCAGTTCCTTTAATTCCATATCTTATTACTTGTTTTATAATGTTCCAGTTAAACAATAGTTATCTAGGTCTGCTCCAAATATAAAAAACTTCTCATATAAGTCTATCGCCTTTTCTACCTTTTCTTCTCCCTTAAAGTAAAACTCTTCTGAGCAATCAAATATGCCAATATCTAAACTTCCTTTGTCGATAGCTATGAATTTAAATTGGTCATAGGTCTTGTTAAACAATTGGCAATACAAATAACATTGAACATCATAAGAGTATTTTTTAGCACTATAATAAAAGTTATCCATACCACCACTTGTAGTCTTTAAATCTACTATTCTATCGTGTGCTATTACATCTGCTTTACCCCTAAATGGCATTCCTTTTACTTCGCCTATTGCTGGTATTTCAAATGCACAATCTGTAATTAATTGTCTTGCGTGTTCGTTTCGGTAAAATGCATCTGCTAAACGTTCTGCATCGTTCTTTTCTTTCATTGTAAATACCTTGCCAAACTCCAGCTTTGCTTCTTTGTATTTCTTTGTGTTCTTACTTTGTACGTCTACGAACCTTTGTGCAGTAAATACGTTAGGCTCTAAGATAGCAGTATGAAAAAGCCACCCATCTCGTAAAGGCTGACTTTCTGGACTACCATACTTTAAACTGTATGAGTAAGTCTTTGGACTTGATAATAGTTGTTTAAGACTACTGCTACTTAAAGCTAGTTTATTTAAATCTCCATAGTAGAAAGTATCATCTTCCATCTTCTTTAGTAGTTCCTCTTTTTCGTAATTGTTGTTGTCTAATAATTTAATCATCTTTAAATGTTTTATAGGTTAAATATAATGCTATTGTAAATACTAATATAGAAATGCAAGTCATAATCCTATCTTTAGTTTTAGTTTTAAATCTTCTATTTCTCTTTCTAGTTTCTCAACTTGTTCCTCAGACTTTCTTGCCCTTAGTACGGTTCTGTTTCTATCTGCTCTTAACTTACTTACTAACTTGGTATTTATGTCGTTTTCTATTTGTAAGTTGTTATTGTGTAAGCCTATGTGTTCTATTGCTTTTATGCAGTTCTTTAAGTCTTTGTTAGCTGGTTTGTTATCGTGCCAGTCTATTAACTTATTAGCTAACCAATTAAAGTATAGTTTATAGCTTTGTCTTTGTAGTACGTTCATAGGTAACGCATCTTTACTATCTTCCACCAAGATAAGTGCTGGTACTCTTGTTCTGTGTAGATATGTACCCTATCGTTTATTGTGATAGCGTGTAATCCAGTTGCTAAAATTTTGTGTTGTTGTATCATCTTTTGTTTATTTAGTATCGTAATTATAACAAGCACTTGAGCAATAACCTCTATAACTTGTATTAGGTGCTTCACAATGTGTGCAGCATTCTTCTATGTCGCTTTCTCCTATTGGGTCTATTTGTTCGTAATAACTCATTATATAAATTTCTTTGTTTTTAATAAATCTTCAATACCTTTAATTAGGTCATAACGCTCTCCTACTGTATAAACACCTTTGTAAAAGTCATTGTCTATTTGGTTTAGTAATTCGATTAAATCTTTCATCTTAATTGTTTTTAGTTGTTAATTCTACCTCGTGAAATTCTCCGTGTTCTCCACAATCACTACAGATATCTGTGTTCCATAAGGGTAATGCATCGCAGCAGTTTGATTGTTCCATAATCTTTGTTTTTAGTTACCAGCTTCATTGCTGATGACCAAATATATAAAATGTTTATTAAAAACAAAAAA